TGATCGAGTGTAATTTTTCTACCAGCCTCAAGGCGCTCAGCCTCTCTTCCTTGAGTGCGCAGATGAACGATAGTAGTAAAAAAATAAAAAGATGACGAGCAAAAGCTGGCTGGAAAAACCACGAATTAAATGAGCCAGTGGAAGTGGCTTCAATTGCTTGATTCAGGTCCCGGGCTGCATCGGCAATCATCAGTATTGGCTGCGCGAGTCTGCTACAGGGCACAGTAAGCAGAAGATCGCCAAACCCCAGAAACACAAAAGCCCCGCTTTCGCGAGGCTTTCGTTTGAATCTTGGCGGGAAACCAGGGATTCGAACCCTGGGAACGCTATTAACGTTCGCCGGTTTTCAAGACTGCCGATTTAACCATATAAATCAACATCTTATATAATCATCGTTTCCGCACTTGAGTATTTTTTTGTGCCCTACAAGCCCCGCAGATCAAGGGGTGCGTATCACGTTGCGGAAATGATTTCCCCCCTCCCCGGCATCCTGTCGACCGAACACCAACTCCCCGAAGAACAACGGCTGCTAAGCTTTTCACTCCATCAGAGGAACGCCGATGTCCAGCTCAGACCTACTCCCCTCCCTGCTATCCAAACTCTACGAAAACCAGTTGGCACTTGAAGCCTCCATCATGGAGCTGTCGAACTGGGTGGAGCAGCGCGGCTCCGCAGATGTAGCCGAGAACATCCGAGGCGCGCTGTACACAATTGATGAGAATGAAGAGTTCATCAAACTGACCCTGGCCGTCCTTATGGCGCCCGACTGATCATCGGGTAAACCTGCAGCTCGTCGCCTCAAATCGCGGCACCTTCAAACCTCGATTACTGTATGCACATACAGTAATCGGAAATCCAACCATGCCCATCGATGAAGATACCTGCGGGTGGCTCGGCCTCCCCCCGCCTCTGGAAATGTATCGCCAGCACTGCAGACTTTTGGAGAACGAGATCCGAGAGCTGAACCTGCAGCTACGCAAAGCGCGGGCTGACGTTTTCGGCATCAGCCAAATGCTGCTGGAGACCCAGGCCAAGAACGCAGAGTTTGCCGGATACCTCCGTCAGCGAGGTGGCGAAGCAGCGGAAATGCGCAAACAGATCGACACTCTGACTACTGCACTCAATTCAAGCCGGCGTGACACCGAAACCCTGAAGCGAATCGTCAATGAAATGAGACCTCAACCGACCACGATTATCTAAAGTGAAACAGAAAGAGGGCTTGGCCATGTGCGGAAGACTGTCGCAGTACAAAGGAATCCACGACTTTGTTGCGGCGCTGAGCATGCCCAATGCCCTGGCGAATTCCGTGGGCGATCAGCCCATTGAGCGCTATAACGTCGCCCCTTCCACCCAGGTCGCACTCCTCCACATCCAGGGTGACCTGTTGCACGCCGATTCCGTGCGCTGGGGATGGCGGCCACACTGGGCGAAAGGCCGCGCCGCGCCGATCAATGCCCGCGTGGAGAAGGTAGCGCACGGGCCGTTCTTCCGGGCGATCTGGCCGCACCGGGCAATTACGCCCATCGATAACTGGTTTGAATGGGTCGATGAAGGTGGCCCCAAGAAGCAGCCCTACCTGATCCGTCGACGCGACGGTGCACCAGTGCTATGTGCTGCCATCGGCCAACTACCCGACACCGACGAAGGCCCAGGCGAGCATGACGGCTTCGTAATCATCACCGCCGACAGCGCCGGCGGCATGGTGGACATCCACGACCGGCGACCCGTGGTGCTAACCCCGGACCTGGCCCGGGAATGGCTGGACCAGGCCACGCCCAAAGAGCGCGCCGAACAGATTGTGCTGCACCAGTGCGAGCCGTCGGAAGTCTTCGAGTGGTTCGCAGTCGACACGGGCGTTGGTAACACACGCAATCAAGGAGCAACCTTAATTTTACCCATTGACTCCTGACTCCACCGCTACTCTTTATTGGCAACAGAATCGGCGTATTTATCCTGATTCAAAATCTCTGTAACTTTTTCAATCTCGGCCTTCACAATTTTCCCGGACCGAGTTTTAGTTCGCAACTGAAGCAATACAACTTTACCACCCCACTCAGCCGCTTGAATAACTTCTAAAATAGCATCCGTCACAAAGGATCCATCTTTAGGAAGACTTGCATAGACCTCAGTTTTACGAACTACATCATAAAGCTTAAACCTGTAGTCCTGGCCATAGGAGTGATCAACCCCTCTAATTACAAAAACGCTCGCAATACGGTCATCAACAGACACATTACGTGGGGTATTACTTATCTCATCAACTACAGCGCCAGGCACTTTCGTACCTTGAACATTAATATATTCAGCATCAGTGGTACCAGCAACAAACTTATCGTACGTACCTGCCATATGCTCAGTAATTGTCTGAATCTGCGGTATCTTATCAAACACTTTATCGTAGATCGCAGCTGTTCTAGCAGCCTCACTAGAACTCATATCTTTATAGAGAGTTAGCGTTTTAATCCTCTCATCTCTTTCCGCTTGGTTATCAAGCTTTTCAAGCTCAGCTATACGGAGTTCTTTCTGACTCTCAACATAAACATTAAAGCCCAACCCGCCAATAGCTAAAGTACCAATTGCAAGTATGGCAATTAACTTGTGCCTAGAGTCCATATTCTTAAAGCCCTCAGCGATCCCGGAAGCAATCGTCCCTACCTGTTCCTCTAATGACGCAAAAAAACCCGAGCTTCCGTCTTTAACTTCAACGAGTATTTTAAGCTCTTCTCGATCAGCATTCGTCAGGCGACGACTTGAATCAGAATAGCGAACAAGAGCGAATGACTTATTAATTGTTTTTTGCAAGTCGAGAAATGACTCCATAAGCTCTGGAGTAATTGTAGAGTGATACCTGTCACCCTTCACGTGCATTTCAAATCGAGGCCAGTTTTCGAACTGAACCTCAGGCGGCTCATAATCTGGATCATTCAGAAGCTTTTGGAGGAGCTCCAACGCTGCCTCATCGTTCTTGATTTTAACCTTTGCCATACTAAGCGATCCCTGCTGAAAAAAAGGTATGGCAATTTAACACTATGATTTTTCTCTTGCACAGATTTGATCTTCAGCGGAGCCAAAACGAAGATTTCTGCCGTGAGTGGCTGGAAAGTAGAAGATCAACGCGCGATAGTCCTGATGTACGCCTGGCAGGCCTGCAGCGCGATCAGTCCGCGATCCCCGTCGGCGGTGATGCCGATAATTCTTTGAGCATGCGCTGGGTCAAGTTGGGCTCGCGCGGCTCCATGAACCACGCCGACGGAGCCGGGGGCGGCAGGCACGTTGCAGCCACTGGCTGAATCCGCTGCGTCGAGAAGGACTGACAGCCGGACATCAGAAGTGGCAAGGCGATCGCGCAAAACAGCCTGGTTGCGTTGGGCATCGGATAATTCCCTGGTGTGTTGTTGGTCCTGGCCGGCGAGCTGCTGCTCTAGGGACAGGCGCTTGTCGGTCTCATCGCGCGCCTGTTTAGCTGCTGCAGCACTGACCAGGCCGAGATCCGTCTTGAATTGGCCGGCCTGATCCGCCAGCTTTCCGTCGTAGCGCCAGTCTTGCACCTGCCAGGCGCCGGCGGCGCTGATGACCATCGCCAGCAAGATCGCGCCCAGAATCTGCCCGGACGTCATGCCAGCACCTTCAATGCCTTGTCATACAACGCCTGGCGGTCGGCCAGGCCGTTGACTCCACCATTGATACGACGGGTGATCTTCACGAAGTCGCCCTGGTCCGCCAGCGTGTTCAGGCCTTTCGTAGCCCAGAACCAAGCCGCCGACATGGCGGCATGCTGCGGTAACTCGAGCAGTTCTGGCTTGCTGAGCAGGTCCAGGCTAAGGGCTTCGCCGCACGTGGAGTAATTGGCTCGGCCGGTGATCTGGATCAGGCCCCGACCACGGTACTTGGAACCGTCACCCTTCACGGTGTTGCCCAGGTCTGCGCGCCCTTCATAGCCGGCCTGCTGCGCCGTCGGCCCCCAGATCTCGCGCACGAATCGCAACTGGCCCGACTCGTGCCCGACCTGGGCGATGAACGCGGCAACGCGCGGAACGCCAACAATGCCGTAACGGTTCATGGCCGTGTTCAGCACAGAAACAAAAACGCCGGCTTGGCGGCCGGCGTTCGAGAGGATCAGCAGCAATTGCTGCTCGGTGATAGGCATATAGCTAGTCTCAAAGGCAGTAAAGAAAACGCCCCGTCAGTGCGGGGCGTTATGCGTCGGGTGTTTCAGCTGGTGTTTCTGCCGGCACCGCCTCAGCAGCCGGCCCAGTGGTTACAACCTGCGCGGGGTCTGTAGAAAACAGAGTGCGGATCAACTCGACGGCGCCAGCGGCCACCGCTAGAGCCTGATCATGCTCGCCGGCCTCGACCAGCGCTCGGACGATTTCCTTGGCAGAGAGACGCGTTTCGCGCATCCGATAAACCAGCTCGGCAGTATCCGCAGATGCCTGCAAAATCGAGTCGGCCGCCTCTTGAGGTGTGCGACCGTTGATCGCATAGGCCAGTACCGCACGCGGAACTTCGCCAGACGGATAACCCGCCACCTTGAATGCTTGAGCCTCCGGCGCAGCAAGGCTGTATTCCAGAGCGCGCAGCGTGTCGAGCGCATCGACCGATCGGGCGGCGGCATCGATTTGATTGCAAAGTTCATCAGCCGTTAACACCACCGGGGCCGGGTCGATCAGAATCGGCAGGCCTTCGGCGTCGTGGGAACGAACCTTTCCCGGGGCTGGATTTGCAATAACTTCCAGATAGCGCTTTTCACTGATTGGCACTGCATCAGCCGGTATAACGTGCATGCCTTCGATATACGTGCAGCCGGTGGTCTTGCTGTAAAAACGGGACATACCGTCTCCTTATTCAGTAGCCAATGGCCAAATAGGTTGCAAGGTGCGTAGTCGTACTAATTTGCGTGAAGCCGGTTGTAGTTACAGTCCCTGGCTGCCACGCCGGAGCCTCGACCGAGGCAGTTGTGTTTTCCGAACCAAAAACAGGCTTCATCAGCAGAGCATTCGGGAAAGGGATCGGAAAACTGACGGGGCCGGAAGCATTCGTCGCTGTAAATTGGCCCCACTGGATAATCAACCCGCCCAACCAGCTCGGAAACGCGATATAGCCGTTAGTTGTGAGACTGATCGCAAAGCCTTTACGCAGCTTTTTCGGCGTAGCGATCACTTGGTCGTTAGCGCTATCGAGCATCTGCGCATCAGTTGCGACCTTAGCGGTGCCCTGACTCGACTCAGTAGCCTGCGCAACCAGCATCGAGAGTGCAGCAATGTCGATATTTCCTTGGTTGATTGGCGCGTTCCAGGCCTTGATGCACCACATAACCGAGAGGTTTCGTGGTCGTGTTGTGCCATAGGTAATTTCGGTATTGTCGGCGAGTCCGTTGATCGATCCCGTGTTAGCGACTGCTACAGCCCCAAATGGATAAAGCGCCGCTTGCGTAGCGTCATAACCCAAATCTGCACGGCCATTTTCGCCGGTCGATGGCAGCACGTTGGAGCGCTCGCCACACACGCCGTTAGAGGGGCCAATATCGAACGAGTGAAGAGAGCCCTTTTGCCAGGTGCCAATGCCCCGCCCCACATCAACGCCTCGACCGTGATCCCAGCCCCGCAGGAACTCCCCGCGCGATTCAGGCAAGCGGAAGTTCCCGGCGCCCTCGTCGCCCTTGTTGAATGCCCCGCCCAGGAACGTAGCCAGGTCTGGATACGTCGCAACGCTTTTGACGCTACCGTCCAGCTCCAGAAACCCCGGCGCAACCTTGTCCACCGGGAAACCGATCATCGAGCCCACCGGCAATGCTGACAGGTTCTTTAGCTTCGCCTCGATTTCATCCTTTGTGTACGTGACCGCCTTGGTATAGGCGTCGGTGATACCGTACTCGGCAAGAGTCGTTCGCACTTTTTCGGGCGGAATGTTATCGGCGATGATTTCTTTAATCGCCTGCAGAAGTTGCCCGTTTTCGTTCTCGTCCGGGACATAACCGCCGCCCATAATCACGTTCAAGATTTCGTCAGTTACAGCAGATCCCCAGGTTGCTGGAATAAGCGAACCAACTTGACCGGTAGTTGTGTTTTCATCAACAAACTTACCGCCTACCAAACCAACGTTTGGCACACTCTTTGGATAATCCATTTAAACCCCAACCCCGTAATTAATAAATTCCAATACGTGCGCAGGCGCACTGCGGCGAATCACGCATTCAAGTGCGCCGCTTGGGTTAACCCCGAAACGTTCACCGAAGTAACTGGCGCCAAAGCGCCGGCCCAGGCGACGGCGTGGCCCCGTGTTTAACGTCCACATGAACTGCGCCGACCATGTGCCGAAGTGAGACCGACCGAAGCGTGCGGCACCGAAGCGCGGCGCCCTGTGTTCGGTCACAGTGGCTTCCGGGTAACCCTGGGTAATGGCGAGCTGTACAAAGAACGCCGGTTTTTGCCCGCCCACTTCGACCAGGCGGCGCCGAACGGCCAGCTGCCGATCCTCAAAGGCCGGGCTTTCGCCCAGGCACGGGTCCGGCAGATCCATGACCTGTTCCCAGTCGGGCACCAGCTCGCGCACGGTATCCGGGTCGCTCTCGGCCAGCAGGTCAGACAGGCGCAGATCCTCGCGGGCCAGCTCCACAGATCCTGCCTGCAGCAGCTCGCGAATTTCCGGCACCAGCTCCACGTCCCAGGCGGGCCCAGGCGGCAGCAATGCGACCAACTGGCGGTAATAATCCGTCGCTGTTCTTATCGCCATAAGATCCCCCCGAACGTCGGTAGCTCATTAGCGCCCGGCTCCACGTCGCCGGCAGGGCTGAACAGCACATGATCCTTCTCGCCTGCAGCGCCGCTGATGGCTTCGCTGATGTGCGTGCCCAGCAACTTGACGCCCATATCTGATTCACGGTTGTGCAGATCCACAAGGGCCGCTTCGACAGCAGCACGCACGACGCCACTGTCAGGCAATAACTTGATTTCGTACTGAATCGGCTTCTCTACAGGCGCGAACAGGCCGACCTCTGCCGTTACCGGCCGCTCTCCCTCGATGTAAGCGAAGGCCTGGGCCAGCGCTTCCGGCCCTGGAATGGGGTTCACGTCGCCATCCCTGACGATGAACACCGCTACGGTGCCTGGGCCCATCCAGTGCCGGCGAACCCATGCCCGGGTCACACCTGGCACTTCAAGCGCCCAGGTTTCGTAATCGCTGGTACTGCCGCCGTGGGGCACCACTCGATAAGAGCGGATCACCCGGGCGCGTAGCGCCTCGATGCTCTCCTGTTCGGTGCCGCCGGCAATACCTGGCTCAAGGACCGTGAACGTATCCGCTACACCTTCGACGGGTGAAACGCTGCGCAGCACGGTGCCGGCGGGGGTATTGCCCAACTGCCCCGGGTCGACCGCCTCCAGCGTGGCAACACCGGCAGGGGCACTCAGCGTTACGGATAACGACACCCGAAAGCGCTGCCCATCCTCACGCTGCAGCAACGTGCCGGCATCGAGCACCGCGCGCACGGCGCCGGTGAAGCTGACAGGCCCTGTTGCAGCTACTGCCGGCAACCGGTCACGCTTGAGCCTGGCCCGTGCCATACGGCGCAACGTGTCCTCATCGGCCTTATCGGGGAGGATCTGGTCAGCGATATACGCTTGATGCGCATAGCGGCCGTAGGACGCTGCAGCGTTGACCCGGGCAAGCACTTCGGCATCAGAGCGCAACAGCGCGCTAGAGCCCGCCAGGTCGCTACGAGCACGACTGATCAGCTCAGGCATGGTCGGAGTGTTAAAAGGCATGGATCACCTGCCACAAGTTGTCTAGAGAGAGTTCCAGCAGTGCACCGCCCCGGAAAACCAGAACAATGCGCATGTCGAGGCGATCAACGCCGCGTGTAGTGGTGATGTCGACGGCCGTCACCCGGCCGTCATCGAGCATCCATTGCAGCGACTCCCGGGCGAACGTTGTAGCGTCCCGCACCGTGTCCGCGTTGAGGGTGCGACGGCGCAGCTGCCACAGGCGGGAGCCGATTTGGTCGCTGGTCACCGTGGGAAAGCTGTCACCCCACCAGCCGTAACGCTCTGCATCATCAAGCGGGTCATCCGTGCCGGCACGACGCCAGGTCAGCAGGCTGACCACGGCTGCGCGGCGCCAGACGCTTTCGGTCACGTCTTCGTTGATAAGGGCCATGATCACTCCGGCGCTGCAGGCGGGCCGGAAACGGCCGGGCCCTTCATAACTTCGGTGTGGCCGTGCCCAACCTGGCTAATGCCGGCGGCCACTTGGTCACCTGCAGACACAATCTTGCCGGTGGTGCGAATCTCCGGCGTGTCGAACTCCACCGCCGTTTCTGCCTTGACCTTGAGCGTCATGGTTTCGATTTCAATCACCCGGCCGCGCTTAAAGTGCAGCTTGTCGCCCTCGTCCGTGTACATCGCCACTTCGCCGCTCTCCAGGCCCTGCAGGCGAAAACGGCGGTCTGCGACACAGATCACCACCCCATGCGAGCGGTTGCCGCCAAAGAAGCCGGCAAGCACCTCGGCGCCGGCCTTGGGGTTGGCCGTGAAACCGTAGGGTTCGAAGTGTTCCATGCCGTCCTTGATTTCTCCGGCCAGCAATTTCACCTGCAGTTCCTGCAGCTTTTTCAGGCCGTCGACCAGGCTCAACGTGCCGCGCACAAGAATGTTTTTTATGTTGTTCATTCGGGCTTCCAGTCGGCAGGAATTAGGTATTCAAAGTTGTCCGCTGCGCCGCCCTTCTTGAGCTTGCGCGACTTGTGCGGGTCTTTGGGTTCGGGCAGGAAGGCTTCTGCAGGGGCGACTGACAGGCTGCAGGTGGTGCCCGTCTCGTCGAGGCTGTATTGCACCTCGCTGATCAACATGTCCCGATCAATGCCCAAGGCGCGGTCGACTACCCGGACCATCAGGTTCACCCGCCACAGCGCGCCGTTTGACTGCCGCCACCCTTGAACTTTGTATTTGAGCGTCAGCGCCTTACCGATGCGGTTGCCGCGCTCCCAGTTCGCCCGGGCCTGGGCCAGCTCAGGCGTCAGGTCGCCGCTTTCCTGTATCTGCAGCACCCGATAGCGCGGCGCCCGTGGGTCGGTCACCGTTGAAGCCACCTCGGACGACGCAGCACCCGACTCGTCGTCGGTGCCCTTACGCTGGCCGATCACGCGGTATTCAGAAAACACCCCGGAAAAGTCCAGCTCAGTGCTGCCGGTCAAGATGTTTTGCCCCAGCTCCAGGCGGTCGACCGCTCGCCCTGCGCTGCCCGGGGAAACGATCACCAGGCGGCCCAGCTCGTCATCCGTCGACAACAAACGGGAAAGCGTCAGCAGTCGGTCGATGGATTCAAAAACCGTCTCCCCGGGCTCAATCGTGTGATCCGTGATTTTGCTGGTCTCGGGCACCTGGCTAACGACTTCGATTTTGTAGGTCGACGCCAAGGCCTTCACGATGGTTTGAATGCTCTGGCCGCGCCACTGGCCGGGCTTGTTGATCGCGGCGCAGTCGACCAGATCCGCCGTCTTTGAACGGCCGCCGATAGCCCGGGTAATCTGCCTGGCGTCATAGCTGATCGGCGTCTTGAAGACATACGCCGTCAACACATGATCGGCGCCAATGCGCACAGCGGCGCGGTCACCCTGGCGAATCGGGATAGGCACGTCCCCGGACAGCTTCCACGTCACACCAACGTTGAAGTCTCGGCATTGGCGCTCAATGGATGCGGTGATGCTGACGTTCTTCCAGCCGCTGTAATCCATGCCGTTGACACTCAGTGTCACAGCGTTTTGCGGGTCCATAGGGTTACTCCTGGGCGACTTTCAGCGGCAGCGGTGGCAAGAATCCAGGGTGCTGCACAGCGTTACGCGTAACGATTTCATCGGCGCGCGATGCGTCACCGAACTGCTGGTAAGCCAGCACGAACGCCGGCAAGGTTTGTTTCGGGGTGACTTCGATCAGCCGCACACCGGCCTTAGCGACTTCGGCCAGGTGCGCCCTTACGAGCTTCCTAGCGTTGTCAAGGCGTTCAAAGTGCGCGTAAGGGGCTTGCAGCTGCGCGTCCCAAATCTCTGCGCTGATGTCATCACGCAACGACAGCACATCGTCAGTTACCGGCACCTCGACACGCTCAATCGGCGCCGCTACTTGTTGCTCCAGGGTTGGAACGCCAGGTAGCACTGACGGCGCCTGTACCACTGGCATGGACGCGACAATGCGCAGCGCGTCGATGATCAACACGTCGCGCACCAGGTAACGGGTAGCCGTTACGGCGGCGATGGTGGCCGCCCCACCTGCAGGCGCCGGCAGCGCAGCAATGCCCCGGGCAGCGTCCACTTTGCTCCCGGCCGTTCGCCGCGAAAGGCTGAACCGGTCAAAGTCGGTCGACATGCTGGAAAACTGCGACTGCAGCATGCTCGCCAGGTTGTCGGGAAAGTTCGCCACCATATCGGCCAGCGTGACCACAGAGCTAACCAGCCCCGTTATCTGGCTGATTTCCTGCTGTATGAACATCTGTACCCCGGCCAGGCCGTTCTGCAACGCCTTGACGCTCAGGCGAGCTTTGTTGACCAGGGCCATTGCCGCCTTGTACCGCGCAATCGCAGAATCCAGCAGGCTTTCGTTCTCGGCCTCAAGCTGACGCGCCGTGTTCGGCACGCCGGCCGGGTAGCCCTTTTCTCCCCCTTCGACAAACATCAACTCAAAGCGAGTGACACCGCCTTCATTCCAGGCATGGCCCGCCGAACAATCCGTGGCGGTGCCGTACATCTGCCCATACCACGGATGAATCAACGTCCCAGGGCCGGGCTGATTGAGCGCCTGCAGCAAGTTGTCCCGCTGAAAAAAACAATCCTCCCCCACCACAAACGCCGTGAACTTGATGATCCGGGTTTGTTCACCCAGGTCTTCAACCACAGGGCGGTTGCGCTGGGGGAATTCATGCACCTGTGTCCGGCGGCCTACGGGGGTGCTTTCCGAATCAACGTGAAACGGCACCCCGCGAAACGACGCCGGTTGTAATTGCTCGCGCCAAGTGGCCATTGCTTACCTCGACAGGCTACGGGTGCCCAATTGCGAATCGACCTTTAGGCCTGGCTGATTGGTGGAACCTTCCACGCGCGTACCTGGCGGCGCGCCTTCCATCTTGATCAGCAGCGAACCTTCCAGATTGTTGCGCTGGTTGGCTGCGGCCTGCTGATTGATCGACGGCGCCCCTGGGGCACGTAACAGGGATTTCGCATCCAGGCCGCCCATGGACGCGTTGCGCGCCGCCTGGGCGTTGATTGCCTGATCCACTGCGTTCGCTTGGACAAAGGCCCCGGTACCGCCGCCGGCACCCGCGTTACGCTCGCGTTGTTCTTCCGCCCAGCTCTTGGCCTTGTTGGTCGCGGTCTTGATGATCCCGGGCCCACCTTCACCACCGCCCATGAATTTCAGGATCGGTTCAATGATTGGCTTGATTGTTTCCCACAGACTCTGAAACCACGCTGTGATTGGCTCCCAGTGCTTGATAATCAGACCCAGCGGGGAGAAGTCAAAAGCCGCCTTCATGAAGTCAAAGAACGGCACCGACAACGCCTGAACCAACTCCCAGGTCGCCGCAAAGAACTCCGTCAGCGGCCCCCAGTTTTCAATCACCTGGGCAAGCGGCGTGTAGGTGAAGGCATTTTTCAGCCAAGCCCACAGCGCCATTGCCGGCCCCTGGATCTTTTCCCAAACAGCCTGGAAGAACGGGGCCACCGACGACCAGTTGGCAATCAACATGCCGGCGGCCATCGCCAGACCACGCACCACAATCCCGACGATGCTTTTTTTCGTCACGTTGTCGAACATGGTCATGGCAAAAGTTGCCGTGATAACGGCCAGGCGCAGCACGGCAAAGCCTGCGGCAGCACCTACAATCGCCTTGATCAATGCCGGGTTGGCCGCAACCACTGTCGAGATTTGCGAGACGATCGGCCCCACCGCCTCAAGGAAGTCATTCAGCGGCGGCAGCAATGCGGTACCGACAGAGATACCCAGGTCTGTGACGCGGTTCTGCATCAGTTGCATGGCGTTCGCAGTGGTGGCGGCCCTGGATGCATATTCCCTCTGCATCGAGCCGCCGAACTTCGTCTGGTCGTTCACCAAGCCAAAGTTCTTTTGCAGCGTGTCCAAGTTGGTCAGCAGAGGCGCGATGGCCCCTATCGACTCCTTGCCGAACAACTGCGTCAGCACTGCTGCCTGCTTGCTTTTCTCGACCTTGGCAATCGACTTAAGCACCTTGTTAATGGTGCCCTCTGAGTCCACCGACATGCCTTTGGCAATAGCCGCGGAGTCCAAGCGCAGCGCCTTGAACGCCTCCTTTTGCGACTTGGTAGCTGCGGTGCCAGAAGTTAGCGTAAGCGCGAAGTTCTTCATGCCCGTAGCGGCTACGTCTTCAGCGATACCCACACCGGCCAGGGACGACGCCATGGCGGCAATCTGGCCGGCGTTGAGACCGGCAATTTCACCCAGCGGGCCGATGGCCGTCACGATCCTGGAGATTTGCCCAACATTGGCAGCGCCGGTATTGCCTAACTCGTTGATCTTGTCGGCCAGCACGACCACTTCGGTCTGGTTCAACTTAAACGCGGTGCGCCACTTCGCCATCATCGAGCCGGATTCTTCGGCCGTGGTGTCGAAGGCAATGCCCATCTTTACCGCGTCCTGGGCGAACGCATTAAGCTCTTCCCGGGCAATGCCAGA